GCCCTCTTTCAGTTTGTGTGTCAGCTTTTCCGCAAGGTCTGACGGCGACGCCGCCCTGACAACATCATAATGTTTAAATGTCATTATTCCTCCCCTTTCCGGGATTTTCCTCAACAGTTGCGGGCCACGGTCCGGCCACAAGGAGAATCAAAAGAGGAGAACCGCAGCCCGCAAAACGAAAAAGGCCGCGCAGTTGCGCAGCCTTATAAACCCTGGTTAAAATCCACACGATAAAAATGACAATGCAAGTATCTCATGCTGTTGCCCGAACCCACTCGGGCTTTTTTTTGCATGTAAAAAGGCTCCTGCGATGAGAAGCCTGGATATATGCCTAATCTCTGTATACAGCATGATGCCGGGTGCCTCCCGGTGAATTCTGCAATGACCAGACAGAATCCGCAACTTGCCTATACAATACGCAACCAAACATCTGTCATTATGCCCCGCCGCTCAGGGGGATTCATCATGCAGGATTTTTTTAACAAACGCTCAGCATGTCAGGCAACAGTCAACTGCCTGAATTGTGAGGCATTTAACATTTCACTGTCCGGTGTCTTTCCTGTAATAAAAAGCCCGCAAAAGAGAGTCAGGGCAGATAAGTGTGGTGTGGTGCGTTGTACTGGATTCGAACCAGTGACCGATTGCTTAGAAGGCAATTGCTCTGTCCGGCTGAGCTAACAACGCAGAATACCGATAATGGACCGCCACCGGGGACTCCGAATCTCGCACAGGGTGACGTTCTTTCCTGATGAGCTAGTGGCGGTTGGTGGCCCTTGCTGGATTTGAACCAGCGACCTGGCGATTATGAGTCGCTCGCTCTCACCGCTGAGCTAAAGGGCCGATTGCTGAATAATAACGACGCATGATTAACTCCGCAATCTCATCCGTTACGAATGATTAAATCCTGTACTTCCCGCACCGTCTGCTCAAAACGTTCAGTCTCCAGTTCAACGCCAGTTGCACGACGTCCCAGCGCCATCGCTGCTTTCACTGTCGACCCCGACCCCATGAAGAAATCTGCAACCAGGTCTCCCGGACGACTGCTTGCGCTGATTATCTGCTGCAACATTTCTGCCGGTTTTTCGCACGGATGTTTCCCTGGATAGTACTGCACCGGTTTATACGTCCACACATCGGTGTACGGCACCTGCACCGTCACACCGAAATACCGCCGCAGATGCTTATATTCACTCTGCAGCTCCGCATACTGTCGGTTCAGAGAGGCATACGTATCCACCAGCTGGTGGTGGGGCTTTTCCAGTTCACCCCGCTGATGCTTCTCTTCTGCCACCCGGGCAAACAGTGCCTGTAATTTCAGATAATCGCTTTCGTTCGGCAGCTGCCACTGACCGGCACTGAACCAGTGCGACACCATGTTTTTCTTTCCTGTGGCATCTGCAATCTGTTTTGCCGTTATCCCCAGGACAGCGCGCGCATCACGAAAGTAAGCAATCAGCGGGGCCATCACATGCTGTTTCAGTGTCCTACCCTTCGCCTCATACCCGGCATCTTTCGGACGATACGGCCCCTGATAATGCTCTGCGAACAGAATGCGCTCTGTGGCGGGGAAATACGCCCGCAGGCTTTCCTTGTTGCACCCGTTCCAGCGTCCGGACGGCTTTGCCCAGATGATATGGTTCAGCACGTTAAACCGCTCACGCATCATGATTTCGGTGTCAGATGCCAGACGATGGCCACAGAACAGGTAAAGACTTCCGGCAGGTTTCAGCACCCGCCAGAACTGCGCAAGACACTGGTCCAGCCACTTCAGGTAATCTTCATCACCCGCCCACTGGTTATCCCAGCCCTCGGGTTTCACTTTGAAGTACGGCGGGTCCGTGACTATCAGGTCAACAGAATTTTCGGGTAACGACCGCATAAATTCCAGGCAGTCGGCGTTGATTAACTCACAACTGGATATTTTTACAGTATTAAGCATGGATCATTAAGCCTGTCTCTGATAGGCTCATTCTGCTTTTGCGCAAAGCAGTGGGCCTGAGGTTTGCTTGTGAACCCAACGCATGAGCAGATGGCTGGTGATCATCAACACATAAGCAAAGGACTGACAGGTGCCGCTAACACCCACCAGCCGCCCATTTACCACAAATAAAAAAGCCTTCAGGACTGAAGGCGTCTGTAACAACCGAACTGATAGTCTGCCAGACCCGCCATAACCAGCTGGGTCAGTATTAACTGGCAGCGCTCGCGTGAAAGGTACGTATTCTGCGCAATCTCCCCGACCGTCGCCGGTTCGGTGACGCTTAATTCATCAAACACAACTCTGGCGGTTTCTGTCATATCCTGCTGTTTCAGCATGTCTTTTTACCCTTTCCGGTTAACGTGACACACCAATAACTCTTGTCGAAAAAGCCAGCAAGCTGAAAGACCTGTATTAATAACTACCAGCACATTTAACGCACTGCGCTACTTTGCGGGCACAAAAAACCCGCTCAGAGGCGGGGTCAAGCTATGCGGCGAAATAACCACTCTTAACAGCATACCTGATTTTTTACGTACGTAAATGCTTTGCCGTGCATATTTTTCATGCAAATGTCACGTCCTGCTATTTTTCAGTCTTATAAATTTAAAACCATAGAAAAAATCAATTATGTTTTAAAAATGGATAGGTAAAGAATAACAAGTGACACAGATTCAAACCAAAATGGAAAAGGGTGGCAACCCACAAACGCCCACTCCACATCCATGACAATCCATACACAACACCAGATAACGTGGCAAATAATACAAGTAAAGCACCACCTGAATAGTGATAAAAACCAAACAACAAAGCCGCCACAATTAATGCAACCAATGGAGACGTTACTTCTGATAGCCGTGATTGAATATACCCTCTAAATAATGATTCCTCTGCCAGAGACACAAAAAACAAATTAGCCAATATAAACTCTGGCAACCACTCAGGAAAATGAATCTCTGGCTTTAATCCACCAAAAAAAACAGCCAAAAACAGGATAAGAGGAACAGAGAGCGACAGAGCCCCCCACTTCCACAAAGACACTTCTGATTTTACTTCTTTTTTAAACAAAGAAGATGTACACAGGACTAACAAAAATGGCACCAGCGCTTTATCAAAATTAAAATACATTGTATAGGGAGTACTTTGAGGGCCAACAGTAACAGAATTTAGCACTACAGGATTGTGAAACCCTGGCCATAGATGGAAAAATAATGCTATGGCTGATAAAACTATGCCAACTTCATATATAGATTTAGCCCAGGCGTTATATTTCCAGTTGAACTTCAAAATAATAAAAAAAACGATTGTAGCAACAAAAAATAACACCGACCAATCAATAATATCATTAAGCACAGCCAGGACAACAGACACCGTCAACAATGAAAAAGCCACTACCTTATGCCAACTGAGAGTTGACAGTGACAGTACTAACACAATCCACATAAGCACTCCTTTTATTTAATGATGAAGATTGATTATCAATATTTTCAATTCACCAGGCAACATTTTATCTACCTTCCACAATACATGACCATCAAAAAATAAACATGTTAATTATAAACACAGAAAACATAACCCTCATCACTATATATCCCTACCGCATATCCATATCTAACCGGACATTCAGAGCCATAAGCATTCCTTCAATAATACCTTCCGCTTTATAAAGCCTTTTACCAATAAGCCCATCAGAACATCTATGCTTACGTGCAAGAGCCATAAATGTCATTCCACCTACGTAATAATCCACCAACAAATCGTGCAAATACTGATTATTCTTGTTTAATCGTGCCATACAACCACAAATTATCATGGCGTCATCATCAGAACACTTAGGACGTGATTTCACTTTAGTCGGGATTAATCCTTTAAAACCAGCAGCTATCGAGGGCCATGTTACATCTTCATGATTATTTGCTGCCCATGCCCCCCATCGCTCAAGAACCATCTGGATATCACGCGCCATCGTTACCACCTCTGATTTCGTAAATCTTCACGCCCAGCCGTCCACCTGGCACAGGCTGACCGCGCACAATATTGATTTCATCAAACTGCTCGTCATCAATGAGCACTTCCGCATGCGTCAGCGCATCCAGCGGTGCTTTCAGAATGTTGTCCAGGTCACGGCGGCGCTTATCCGGTGGTTCTGCAATAATTTTTATTGCCAGCCGTCCGGACAGGCTTAATTTCAGCCGCTGCTGGCGAACAATAAGCGCCACAGCCCGGCGATAACGCTCACCGGCTTTTGATACAAAATATGTGCTGCCACGACGTCGCCAGTAGGTGTTCACCGTCGGCGGGTAAGGCAAAACAAACTCTATACGCATCAGTAACCTCTTTTACCCGAGCACGCCGGTTGCAAAAGCGTGATCAAGAAAACGAAAAATTAAATCAACCTGGGAACCATGCTTTTCTTCGAACGCCAGCGGATCCGCATGAAGCTCGTTGTGATGCT